TTTTTGTTAGTTAAAGTGATGCAACAGACATGTTGGAAACAGCATGACATCACACCACCCGAAAGGGTCAGCCAGTGGCGGTAAGGGTGATTCTGGAACAAGCTACGGCTTGTCGTAAGGGCTTCTTCTGGAGCCCTTTGTTAATTAGCAATTTTAATGGATCGAAAAAAATGATTAATGACCTATATGCTGCTATTACGGTACTTTACTGCTCGATATTCATGGTTCTGGCGGCAATTGAAGCAATCAATGATTCTGAGCCCGATGAAATGGAGCCGCATTATGAGTGGGAATAGGCTCTCATACGCGTAATTTGTCGATTTATTCAATGCGCGCACGCTCGCCGTATCCCAATCGATTTACATCCCGTGCCAGCACATTGCGGCGGCTGATTGGTAAATAAGCGTGTAGGTCAGGGCTGGACTTGTAGCCTCATTGCGCCGCCGCCCAAGGCGTTGACTGGACGGGCATAAATTCACACTAAGCCACTTCGGTGGCTTTTTTATTAACTAATCTTTACACTTCTAAATGGCGCATATTACTAGCAAATACCAAAAAAGTGCGTATAATGACTGACATGGTAAGCAAAAACGCTAAGCCAGATGGAGAAAGAAAATGCAAAATTCAAACTTGGTAGTAACAGTCACTGCGGACTACAAAAAAGCAGTTTTCACTTGGGATGATGAATTAGAGTCATGCGACTACACAGCCCATGGCTTTGAAGATGACGAGATTAAAATGTTGATCGACACCAAGGCATGTCAAGGTAAGGAGATCGAAGGCTACAAGGTCATTATCCAGTGATCGCGTTACCTTGCCCGTTTTGCGGTGAGAATCCGCAGAGCGGGGTAGTGATAGAAAACAGCGATAGCCAATTTGAGTTCGGATTCTGCGGCTGTCAAAACACAAAATGCCACGTAAAACCAAAAGTGGGCAGCACAATGCCAATCGGTCAGGGTGAGCAATCAGCAATCAAACGATGGAACCACAGGGGAAAGTAATGTCGCCTTCACAATACGCAAAAAGCATCGGATGGCGCTCATTGAAAGACTGCGAGCGCTTTCTGGGATTGGGTGAGAACTCAATTGGTCGCACAGCAAAATCAAACCCTGTTAAATTCCGCGCAATGGTTCGCGGCGCATGGCTGGAGTATTGTGAACGTAAGGAAGTGTAAAGATTAAAATAACTTAGTCTTAATGCTTGTGTTTAGTCTTTATACGCGTATAATGAAACACATGGAAGCGACACAGCAACCACCGCCTAGCCGGTAGCTAGATTGGAGATAGAAAATGACCACATTCAAAAATGCAAACTTTGACGAAAACGCAGAATGCACTGTTATCAAATTTGCTCAAGGGGTAAAGCCAGCCAAAGGGGATTGGGTAGAATGCAGCGAAAAAGAAATCGATTGCCCTTCATTGTTTGTGCAAGCTGGGACTAGATATTTTGGATATGTTTAATTTGCTGCAGGAGCGCGCTCTAAATGCGCTCCAACTAACTATGACAAAATCAAATACAAGCTTCATCTCAAAAAACGACAATATTGAGATGAAAGAAAAACCGATTAATCAGTTCCACGCCCAGCTGCTCAAACAAGCAAACAGCATGCCATCTAGTGAAAAGGTTTGGCCTCAAGCCCCGGTTAAGAGATACAGTTGGACAGCAAACATTAAATAAATCAGGAAAATGAAATGAAAAGAATATTTTTAGCACTTACATCTGTAGTGGTTTTTGTGGTTTTTCATGCCCCGTCAATCGCATTTGCAGATTGCACTGAGATATATTTTAAGGTTGGTGCTGGTTATAAATTCCACGAGTTAAGGGAGTTTGAGGAAATAGAGTCAGGTAAAAGCTATAGATTTAAAGATTTAGACCCGCTGTCTGCAAGGTTAGAGTTTGCGGTTGATTGTGGGTCTCTGATCTACGGAATATCACATCACAGCCAATGGCTCACTGGTATCCCGTTCAACAATAAGGGAGAGCCATTCAAGACCGAGTTTTTTGTAGACTACAAGTTTTCTTGGGGTATTTGATTTAGCTTTTGCGCTATGTTTTCATTCTCTTAGTTGTGGTATGATTAAATAGACCCTATTTTTTATCAAAAGAGGCTTTGTATATGGCAGTCATAACACCAACATCGATTGCAAATGCCGGGGCTACAAACGTAGCGGTTACGACATTGGGCGTCTCAGACACTTTTGTCTACAACCCGGCAAGAGATCCTATTTTAATTCTTAACAATGTCACGGCTGGTGCCCTTACTCCAAATATTGACGGGGCTGGCGGTACCGTTGTACCAGTTGCCGGTGTTGGCAATGTATCAGTGGCTGCAGGCTATCCGGTGCCTTCAATTCCAGCAGGTCAAATGGCTACAATTCCTCTAAACTCAATAAAAGAGTTCCTGCGCGGAGTTATTACAGTAACCGGCGGGTCAGGAATTAGAGCGTCAATTCTGGAGCAAAAATAATGGCAACAATTACCGCAGCACCCGGAATAAAAACCGCATTCGCAGGTGGGGCAGACGATCTGATATGTACGTTTTCGCCATTGGCAAAAAACGGAGTTCAAGTAGAGGCGCAGGGCTTTACCCTTAATGGGGCAACAATTGAGGCTCAAGGCGGAAGCTCTACTGCGTACGACACTATTTCTTTTACAGAGGCCAAGAGCATTGCAATAATCAATTCAAGCTCAGGAGCCTCAAACGTAGGCAGAGTGCGCATAAGTGGTCTTACCGGCGGCAGCTACTTTGTAACTGTATCGGCTCTGTAATTTGTAGGCTAATCAATAGGTGATGGCATGATTATTGGCGAAACAATCACAAAGCAATTCTTATTTGGCATTGTACAGCACGAGCAGGCTGGAGATGTTGAGCTGCTAACTGTATTTGGCATGAAAGTATTTGAAAGAGTGGGTGATTACAGTTTTATTTTTGGTGTGGCGTGGAGTCAACCAAATGAGTGAAAGCAACCCAGTAGGCAGGCCGTTAGCGTTTAAAACTGTTCAAGAGCTTGAAGAGGCAATTGAGCTTTACTTTCTTACTGATGCCTATATCGCTGTAGGCGTAGCTGAGGAAGGGAAAGATCAGCCAAAAATGTTTGCCCCCACGATGAGCGGTCTTGCACTTAGTCTTGGCGTCGACAGAAAAACAGTCACAAACTATGCCAACAAAGACGAATTTTTCCCCGCTATAAAAAAAGCGCGCTCTCGGGTGGAGGTTGCGCTTGAGCAGGGGTTGTATGGAAAGAATGTAACGGGCTTGATATTCAACCTGAAAAACAACTTTGATTGGTGCGATAAAAACGAGATTGCACACACAAGCCCAGACGGCAGCATGACACCGAAAGGCGTAGACGCCGCCCTAGTGTCCGCGCTGGTCAACAAGCTAACTGACTAATGGCCATTGCTCCTATCGAATGGGAGGCATTAAGCCAAGGCGAGCGATTAGCGCTTGCAGCGGCTGGTGAGTCATCAGCTTTAGCTTTCACCGCATTATGGTTTAACCTTACTCAAGGCGACTCATTCCGTACAAATTGGCACCACAACTATTTTAACTGGGCAGCGGAGCAAATGCTGTCCGGCAAAAAAAAAGCCATTTGCGTTAATACCCCGCCGGGTTCAACAAAAACAGAATTTTGGTCTATTCACCTGCCCTGCTACACGTTTGCAAAATACGAGCGAGTTCGCATACTAAACGCCAGTTATTCAAAATCCCTATCTGATGAAAACAGCGACCGGGCGCGATCATTAGTAAAGTCCGCTGAATTTTCCCAGTTTTATCCGTTCACAATTGGTAAAGATAAAGTTGATGATTGGACGTTAGAGCAAAACGGCAAGCGCAAGCATCAGCTTTTCAGTAGATCCAGCGGCGGACAAATTACCGGCGTTCGTGGCGGATATATGGGTGACGGTTATACCGGGCATGTTCAGGCGGATGATTGGGACAAGCCTGATGATATGTTTAGCGAGACCAAGCGAAAAAAGTCTCACCAGCGGCTTGTTAATACATTGCGCAGCCGTCGAGCGCACAGCGGAACTCCATTTATTTCGATTCAACAGAGATTGCACAGCGATGATACTACCGGTTTTTTATTGTCAGGCGGTATGGGCATTGAGATTGATCTACATATAAAAATACCCGCTTTGATTGATCAGGATTACATTGATAGCCTTCCATCTGGGATAAAGGAACGCTGCATTCGTGATGTATGCGGGTCAAAGTGTGTTGACGGGCAATGGTCGTACTGGCCTAAAAAGGAAAGCATTGACGATTTAAACTCACTGAAAAAGGCCAGCCCTTACACTTTCGCAAGTCAGTCAATGCAAAACCCAAGCGACCTAACCGGCGGCATATTCAGCGGCAATGATTTTCTGTTTTATGGTGATATTGACGACGGGGCGGATGTTCCAGATCCCGGCGGATATGATTACCGATTTATCACTGTGGACACGGCGCAGAAAACCAATGAGTGGAATGACTGGACTGTATTTGCTGAGTGGGGGTATCGCGGTGGGCGTATTTACCGGCTCAGCTATCAAAGGGAGCGGATGGATGCTAAAAAATTACGCGAAGATTTTGAATCATTTGTTAAGGCGGCATGGGCAAAGAATGGATATCTTGAGGGAAATATTCGCTCTGTTATGGTTGAGGATAAATCTAGCGGTACTGGTCTAATACAGGAGGTCAAAGGGCGATTGCCCATTCCGGTAACGCCGCTCCCACGCACGCGCGATAAGCTTACAAGAGCAATGGACGTTCAGGCATTTCATTCAGCAAAAAAAGTATGCCTGCCTTACGGCGACCGACACAACTATGAAATGGTGAGCGAAGTATCTAGTTTTACTCACAATGATCAGCACGACTTTGACGACCAGACCGATGTAATGATTGACGCGCTCGAATATGTGTTTATTAAATCGGCAACAGGTTATGATATTATGAGCGCAATCTAACCAAATTAGGTGCAACACATGGCACGCAGAAACCGACCACCAGCAAAAACCACTAGTGCAGCAGTCAACGATACTCTGACAAATCTAGTCTCTGGCATGAACGTATTAGGACAAGATAAGGCCGCAAACAATCAATACTCTTTTACCGAAATCCCATTTAATCAGTTAGAAAACGCCTATCGTAGCGACTGGGTTGCCGGGAAAGCGGTAGACATACCAGCCGAAGACGCTACTAGCGAATGGAGGTCGTGGAACGCAACCGCTGAGCAGATCAGCCAATTAGAGCGATGCGAGCAACAAATTTGGGTGCAAGCCAAAGTCGAATCTGCACTAAAAAAAGCTAGGCTTTATGGTGGTGGTGCAATTGTTATAGGGATTAAGGGGCAAGAAGATGTCAGTCTTCCAATCGATCTTGAGCGCATAAAACAAGGAGACCTTCAGTACCTGCATGATGTAAGTCGATACGAATTGACAGCTGGGGAAATAGACTGGGATCTGGGCAGCCCATATTTTGGCAGACCTAAATACTACCGCTTAGCAACCGGCAAAAGTACAGAGGTAAACATACACCCTTCGCGCGTTGTTCATTTTAATGGCCGAGATCTACCATCAAGAAAAACGCAAGGCTATACCCGGGGGGGCGACTAAAACACCCAGCGAATGTACGATGCCGATAAGGACGAAGCAATTCCACACGAGCTGATGTTACAGAGTC